CGGTGCGGCCGCCCTCGGTGACGCCGGCGGCGGGGCGGTCGTTTTCCGCCCACACGCTTCTGTCATACTCGTCTCTGGTTTTCCCGCTCCGCTCGAAGGCTGTGTTGCCGCTGGCAGGGTTCTTCTGCGTGTCTACCTTGCCCAGCTTCTGATTGCTCCACGCGGAAAAGGTCTGCGCCTTTTGCGGCGTGCCGGTCGTCTTCGCTGTGCCGGTCGCCTGTCTCATTTTGTTGTTGCTCCACTCAGAAAAGGATGCCATACCGTGTCCTCCTTACTTGCTGGCGGCGTATTCGCAGTAATCTTTGATATAGTCCGCGTAGCTGTTGTAGTTCTTTACCTCAGTGCCTCCGGTGCCGTACTGCTGTAGCGATGCCTTCCTGCGGCTCCACTCGCTCTTGGTCATCAGGCCGGAGCGCACGCTGCCATCCACACCCGCCGCCTTCATGTAGGCAATGGCGCTGTCGTAGTCGGTCACGCCGGAGATATTCCCGCCGCCGGAATCGCCGCCGTTCTTGGTGAATCCCGCCTGTGTCAGCATTGCCTCCGTAATGCCGGGATTGCTCTGCAGGATGCTGTTCCATGTGTCAGCGTCGATGTTCGTTCCGTAGGCCGCCTTCAGCGCTGCGATGTCCTGCGCGCTCAGCCCGGTCGTCTCGGTCTCCTGCGGCGTTGTGTTTCCGCCGCCTCCACTGCTTCGGCTCCCTCTGGAAGGGGACTTGCCCGCCGCCGTGGTGTTAAATCGGTTCAGCGCCGCTGCATCCGGGTTGATGCCCAGTTCCCGCAGTCCGGAGTAGTCGCCGTACTGTGCAGCCAGCTGCGCCAGCTGATAGCGTCGCTCATAGTCCGTCGGGTTGTTGTCGGTGTTGATGCCCAAATTGTTCAGGAACGAATTGTCGCCCAGCTCCGCCGCCGTCAGCGCCTTGTTCATGGCCTCGCTGCGTCTGGCCGTCTGGTTGTTCACCTCGTCCAGCAGCTGCCCATAGTTGAAGCTGCGATCGGTATTGAACTGGTTCATATCGTTCAGGTACTTGGTGTAGTCCAGCTGCTCCAGCCCGCTCGCCGTCTGCAGGTCGTTGTTGATGCGGTTGTACTCGTCCATCCATGCCTGATAGTCGAAGGCACGGTTGGTGTTGTACTGCTGCATCTCGTTGAGGAACTTGTCGTAGTCGCTCTGCTCCGCACCCTGCACCGCGCCGAGATCAGAGAGCTTCATGTTGTAGTCGTTCATGTACTTGTTGTAGGCCAGCTGGTAAAGCTCCGGGATTTTGTCCGTCATCTGGCTGGCGTAGTAGTCGCCCGCCTGCGCCGCCGCGTTTACCGCGTAGCTGGACGGAATGCCTCCGCTGGCTGCTGCCGCCGCGCCCAGCGCGTCCTGCGTGGCTCTCTGGCCTTCCCGCGTGTACTGCTTGCGGTACTGGCTGTAAAGCTGGTCGTTCTCCGGGTCATAGCTGAAGTCCTTCCGGTTCACGATCTGGCCAAGCAAGTCCTGAATGGTCGCGTCGTAGCGGTTGTTGTATTCCGGCTGCGCCTCGCCGTAGGAATAGCTGCCGTAGCCCAGCTGCTTGTCCAAAAGGCCGCTGATGGTGTCGGCATAGTTGTTTTTGTAGGTCGGCGCTGCGCTGCTCTGGAAGTCCTTGGGGGATAGCGGGTCAAGGTAGAAGTTTGCGCCCCTCTGCCCGCCGGTGTACCCGCCGTAGCTGGAGCGGATGCCCTCCGCGCCGAGGTTGGCCAGCGCCCGTGCCTCGTCCGTGGCAGCGTTTTTGTAGTCCTGCTTGTACTTCAGGATGCTCATTCCTGCGTCCGGGTTCTGCTGCGCCAGCTTCAGGTCTGCGTCAGAGAACTGCCCGCCGAGGCCGCTGCTCTGCATTGCTTTCTGAAAATCGTCGTATGTGTATCTGTTTGCCATAGTCCGCCCCTTTCTTATAGTTCGCTGCCGTTGTACACTTCCCGCACCAGCGAATACAGTCTGCATCCGCCGTTTCCGGTCATCCGGATGCGGAAGTGGTCGCACCGGCGCGGGATGATCGGCAGATAGTAGCTGCGCTTCACTTCCGTCTGCAGCGTCTTCACCGTCCTCCACACGCCGTCGCTGTCGAACTGCATGTCGATCTGCACGCTTGCATCTTCATCCAGCTCCAGCCGCAGCAGCAGCTTTCCGATTCCCTTCTTCTCCGGTGTCGCCGCGGAGGAGGACGAATAGGTGGTGTATTCGTAGAAGTCCGCCCACTCCGCCTTCCATGCCACCAGCGCTTCCTGCACCGCGCCTTGCGGCACGCTTCTGGCGTTGCCGTTCATCCAGAGCTTGCCGGTCGCATCAAGGCAGTACAGCTCCTCATTCCAGCCCCAGCCCACAGCCTGCGTGCTGTCCTCCCGGTGCCACAGGTTGGTGCGGGTGTCGAAGGCAAACAGCTGATACACCCCCGTCGTGTCCTGCAGCGAGGCGAAATACTTTGTCCCGTCGCTGCCCGCCACGCCGTTCCGGAAGCGCTGCGTGCCGAATGCCGCGCTCACGCTCTGCGGGATGCCGCCGCTCCATGCCACGATGCCTGTCCGGCTCAGGTAGAAAAGCGTCTCCCCCGCAATGGCAAGGCTCTCGTCGCTGCCTTTTTCCACGCCCAAGCTGGCGCTGCCCATCACCTGAAAATTGGACGGCTTGTCGCCGTATACCTTGTAGATGTGCTCCTCCTTGAAGAAGCACGGATAGCCGAGATAGCTGCAGCACGCCGTAAAATCTCCAGTGCTTGCCACATCCACCGCAAAGCTGTCCGTCGCCACGCCGTCAAATACATTCCAGTTGAAGATGTCGCCCAGCTTGCTGGCGTAGATCGTGTCGCCCTTGCATCCCCACAGCCGGTTTTCATTCTCGCAGATATAGTCTAACTCTGGAACCGTGCGGCTGAGTTGCAATGTTTCGCTGTCTCCGCCGTCCGAGATGGTGAAGGTGTTCTCATAGAAGCGCAGGTTGTCCCCGTCAATCTCCCGTATAATGGCGGTCTTGTTGTTCTCCGGATGCGTCGTCGCGCCGGAGATCGTCACCGCGTCGCCCTCGTTGAACTTTGCTCCCGCACCCACAGCGTAGATGGTGTTGGCTTTTGCTTCCTCGCCCGCGTAGGTGCCGTCCTGAATCTTCGCGCTCCCGCTCCAGCTGCTTTCCAGTGCGCCGAAGTCGCCCGTCAGGCGGTTGTAGTATTTCTTGTCCGGCAGGATGACGATGTACGCGCCGAGGCTCGTGAACTTCTTGTGCCCGTCGGTGACGATGCCCTTCAGCTCGCCGTCGGCGTAAAAGCCCGTTCCATCCGCCCAGTACAGCCCGTCGTGGGCATATAAACCGTTCGGTTTCGTCAGCGTCCGACATGTCCACCGCCTTGTGCGCGGGCTTAAAAGGGGATAGAAGTCGCTCGTCAGATTCTCCATGTCCCACAAGTCTCCGTTCTCTGCTGCGAGCGTGTGGTTGTATCCGCCGAACTTTACCTGCTTGCGCTTGCTGATGCCGTCGCCGTAGGCCATGGATGGCAGCCCGGTCGCCATTATCCCTCACCTCCGAACACAATGAACTTCTCCAGCGCTTCCAGCTGCATGGGCGTGATCTTCTCCGGCACCGGCGCGTGCTGCACCGTGAAGTCATCCTCCACCTGCGTCATGCCCAGCGCCCTGCGTTCCCTCTGGTATCCCGCCGCCGCGTCTGCGTCCCGATAAGGGAAGGTGCCCCGCTCCGTCCATTTGATATTGCCCTTTTCGTCCTTCTCCGCGTACTTCTCCGCCAGCTTCAGTTCCTCATTCTGCAGAAACTCCACATGGCTCTGCAGCTGCTTCTTCACCATCATCACAGCAAACGCCGTCTGATAGTCCATTTCCTTCTGCTGCAGCTGCACCGCCGCCAAATAGGCGTTTGCGCATTCGATCAAATACATGCTTTCCCTCCTTAGCTGCTGCTCACTTGAAGCAGCGTCCCGTTGACATACACATCTCCCGTCAGGTAGATGCCACTGTCTCCTCTGATGGTCATTCTCGTTCCCGCATACAGGAACACGTTCTCGTCCGCCTCCATACTGATGCCGCTGGCACTCTGCAGCTTCATGGCAAAGCCCACGCCCTGCACATAGTTGGTGTAGATGAACATGCGGTATGTGCGCTCGTACTCCGTGCCCGCGCCCTGATCGTCCAGTCGGATGCCGCCCGCCACATAGTTGGTGTTCAGGTAGCAGAACTCGATCTCGCCGCCCACGGTTCCGTTGGCTTTCAGTACGCTTTTGAAGGTGCTGCCCTCGATGGTGCAGCCGTAGATGTCGATAGCCTCGATGGTGCCCGTGGTGATGTTGTCCCCGTTGATGGTCGTCCAGCCGCTGGTGGACAGGTCTGTGAAGCTCACCATGCCGGAGAAGCTGATGGACTGGCTGCTCAGCTGCACGCCGTTGGCCAAAAGCCGAATGGTGGAGCTGGATGAGCCGTTGGTCACGCTCAGCGTCATGCCGTTCACCGTCTGCGTCAGGGAAGAGATGTTCCCCTCTGCGTCCGAGATGCGGCTTGTCAGGCTTGTGGCCGTCTGCTGCAGGGTGGAGATGCTGCCCTCCGCGCTGCTGATGCGGCTTGTCAGGCTTGTGGTGGTGGCGGTGAGCTGCGTGATGTTTCCCTCCGCGTCGCTCAGCCGTGCGCCCAGTCCCGCCGCCGTCACTGTCAGCGCCGCGATATTTGCCTCGTCATCCTTCAGCTGCACATACACCGGCTCCGTGATGATGTTTGCGATCTCCTCCAGCCCCGCGTCGTTGAAGTTCTCTTTGTCAAGGTTTCCCATGCTGTAGCGCAGCTGCTCCAGCAGCATGTAGAGATAGCTTGTGATCTTCTCAAACTTCTCGTCCGTGCTCTGCTCCTGCGTCAGCGTCGGGAAAGTGGTGTCTGCCGTCAGCAGGTTTGATGGCATCTTTCATGCCTCCTTTCGCGCAGAAGGCGGAGACCGGCGGAATGCACCGGCCTCCGCCGCTCTCTTAGTCCTTCACCGCAGGCTCCATGCCCACAGCCTTCAGCTTGCGGTCAAACGCCCCGCCGCGATACTCCAGTACAAGAGTACGCACCATGTCGTGGCTCAGGTCGATGATGTCCTCGTTGCCCGTCGGGTCGCTGCCGTCGCCGCCGAGGATGTTTGCATCCATCAGCTTTTCAACGATGTCGTGGAACTCCTTGTTCTTGATGTCCCGCAGCCGTTCGTATCTCACCATGTTTTCTTCCTCCAGTCTTTCGTTTACTTCCTTTGCGATCTGCCCGTGATGCTCGTACAGCCAGTTGCCGGGGCAGCTCTTATTGGCAAACCAGCGGTGCACCGTCATGTTCTGCTTTTCCACCTGACCTACGAGGTTTTGATCTCCCTTCCACCGCAGTTCAGGGATGTGATTCCGCTTGCAGATGTCCACCAGCAGATTGATGAGGCTCCTGTAGGCTTCCTCCGTGATCGGCCACGGCTCGCCGTCTGCGCAGTTGGCCACCTCGATGGTCACAGCCCGGTTGTCGTTGCTGGCGCTGGAAGTGCACCAGCTGCGGTTTCCCTCGTCCACATACAGCGCGATTCTGCCGTCGCTGCCGATGCCGTAGTTGCTGCTGGCCTCCCGCGATCTGTCTGCAAACAGTCTGCCGCAGCTCTCCACGCTCAGGTTTCCCGCCATGCAGTGGATGCTGATGGTGTCGATGGCGTGCCTGCGCTTGCCGGAGTGGTTCGGGCTGAGCCGGGTATAGCTCACCAGCTTACTGTTGCTCATGGTCTTCCTCCTTGCCGGGTGTCGCGGTGCTCAGCATGTCCTTTAGCTTCTTCAGCACATCCACCGCATACGCCGTAAACGCCGCCAGCAGCGCAATATGTACCGCCGTCATCAGGTTCACCGTCTGTCCCTCCGCCTCGATGACCAGCAGATCAGGGTTCAGCCAGCCTGCGTAGTACACCGCGATGAGCGATGCAGCCACCACGCCGCCCTTGATGCAGCCGTTGCGGAACTTCATCATGTCCCATGTGCCCTCCATGAAGGCGTTCACGCTGCCGAGGGCGATGTTTGCCGCGATCAGCAGCACCAGCCCAATACCCAGTCTCACGATTGCAATGTCCGTCATGGTCTTGCTCCTTTCATAAGTCCGTTACCTGTTCTTCCTTCCTGCCGATACCGCCGAAGCTCTCCCGCTTTTCAAACAGGCTTTTCACGCAGTACAGCAGCACCACGCCGATGATCTCCGTCACCGCCGTCCGGCTCAGGCTTTCCGCAATCTCCGTCCTGCCGAGGAAGGCGAGGGCGTAGCTGCACCACACCCAGCCGATGCCGTTGATAAGGCACGCCCACACAATGCGCTTGGTGGTCGTTGTCTTACTTGGCCGTCTTCTCTGATGCCTGCCCTTCATGCCCCTCTCTCCAGATCGTCAATGCGGTGGTTTGCCACCTTCAGCTTTTCCTCGAAGACCGCCGCCGCCTCTTCCAGATGGTAGGTGCGCTCCACCAAACCGTTGTGCTTCGCTACTTTCTGCTCCAGCTCCTCCAGCCGGTAGGCGATGAGCGCCGCGCTTTTCTTGTTTGCGAAGTACGCCCCCGCCATGGTGCCGATCAGGCTCAGCACAGCCACAATGACCGTCTCCGTCATGCCGTCGTCTCCGTCCATCCATACGCACCCGGCTCCCACACGTTCGCGTCCACATCGCTCGTCCAGTGTTTGCCGTTGTGGCTCACCTTTGCGCCCTTGGCGTAGGCATCTGTGCTGCCCACCGGCTGGCTCCACTCCGGCCATTCCTCCGCCGGGTCGGAGATGCCCACCCACAGCGACGGGCTGTCCTCCGGTTTCCAGTCCCCCTGCGAGGTGTGCGCCTGCAGGCATTTGTAGAGCTTTCCGCTGCGTTCCCTGATCTGTCCTGCGGTGTAGACCACCGGGTACGCCCACGGGCTGAACAGCTCCGCGTGCTCTCCTGCCGTCACGCCGTCGATGTCTCCCCTCTCTGTCATGGTGACAAATGCGATGCCCACCGCCTCGCTGCTGCTCTGCAAAACCGTGCCGGTGTCCTTCTCAATGAGCTGTACTTCCTCCAGTTCATCAAGCCCCGTGTGCCCCATCAGACGGTATACCGTGCCGTCCACGGCCACGCCCTGTGCGTCCTCCTCTTCGCAAAGGATGTAGAAGCCGTCCGCGTGCCTGCGGATGTAGTTCGGCTTCTCTGCCAGCGCGATCACGCCGCCGTCCTTTCTGATCTCGTACATGCTTTCACGCTCCTTTTTCCATCAGTCGTCTGTAGAATCTATCCATCCGCCGCAGCACCCGGTAGCTGTTTCCGCGCCGCATGTGTCCGCGCCAGCTCTCGTATGCCGTTCGGATGTCCTCTTCCGTCATTCTCCCTTCGTCCATCCAGCGCCGGAATGTCTTCAGCTTCCGCCGCATCCGCCGCGCGCTCTTGCGGCACATCTTCCGCCGCACCTTCCCCGTCTCCGTCAGATAGAACCGCGTCTTCAGAAAGTGCAGCTCCTGCAGCTTTACAATGCGCGTCTTCTTCTCGTTCATCCGGATGCCGAGGTCTGCGCATACCGCCCGGATTTGCTTCAGGCATTCCTTCAGGTAGTCCCGGCTCTCGTGGATGAGATACCCGTCGTCCATATACCTGCCGTAGCCCTCGATGTGCAGTTGCTCCTTGATGAAGTGGTCAAGCCGGTTTGGCAGCATCAGCGCGTCGATCTGGCTCACCTGACTGCCGAGGCCGAAGCCCCGCTCGCCAAAGTCCTCCATCAGGCCGCACGCCAGCTTTTGCACCCGCTCGTCCCGGATGCGCCGCTCGCTCTCTGCGTAGATCGGCGCGTGCGGCGCGGAGTTGAAGTAGTCCGAAAAGTCGAATACCAGCGCCCAGCCGTCCGTCCCGTGCTTTCGGTAGTACCGCTGCAGGTGGCAGGTCAGCCTATCCATGGCAAAGTCGATGCCCTTGCCCTTCAGGCTCGCCGCGTTGTCGTAAACGAATGCTGCCGAAAACAGCGGCACCAGCGCGTTGTCGCACAGGCAGCGCTGCACCACCCGCTCCGCAATGTGCACGCTGCGGATGTGCCGCAGCTTTCCCCGTTCCATCAGGTCGAAGGCGAAAAATCCCTTGGTCTTCCATGTGCCGTCCATCAGCTCCCGGTGCGTCCGGGCGATGTTGGCGGTAAAGTTACCGAGATACCGCTGCGTGGAGCATTTCCAGCCCACGCCCTTGCAGCATTCCCGTCCCGCCCGGTACAGGTGCTCGTAGCTGAACACCTGCTCAAAGCTCCCGCACGCCTCGCTGCGTGCATCTCTTCGCCGCTGGCGTTCCGCTTTTCTTCTCCTGTACCGTGCCTCGTGTCTCTCTTCGCTCGTCATAATTCTCCTCGCCCGTTAGGGCATCCCCTGTACGGAATTATTCTTGGGTGCGTGTTCTATCCGCGTGGCAGTACCAGCCATGGAACGGGCTGTCCGCACATTCGCCCGCCATGCAAGCAGCGTCCGGCTGACTGCATCAGAGGATTGTTTTGGCTATGCCGGGAACAAGCTCTCCTTCTGCAAGGGTGCTGCTTCGCCGCTGCCGGTTACTGTCCTGACCCATCTCTTGCAGAATCCGAAGGCCACGCCATTCGCATTGCTCGCGTTGTTGTAGTTGGCGTTGCCGTTGCTGTTGACATTGCAGAAATTCGTGGAGTTGCTGCCATTCGGAGAGCGCTCCCACCAGTTGTTCGCGCTGCCGCAAGTGCAACAAATACAGAGCTTGACCCATGTTCTTCATTCCGGAAGGTCTTTGTACCGCTGCCGGTCGTTCTTCTTCACCGCCGCGATGAGCTTCGCTTCCTCGCAGATGAGGTCGCCCCAGCGCTGCATCGCCTTGTGAATCCACCCGTAGCCCTCCGGGTTCTGCAAAATGCTGTCATACAGCAGCTGCAGCTTTGGGCTGAGGTTCTGCAGCGCGTTGTTCGCTCGCATCAGCTCGTCCCTGCGCAGCTGCGCCTCGTGCCGGTTCGTCGGCCAGATGTTGTTTGCCGCCCGTACCCGGTCATGCACCTCGCTGCTCAGCTCCATGATGCGTCCCGTCAGAAACCGCTCGTACCGCTTCGGTGCCTTCATGCAGCACGCAAAGGTGTGTGCCTCCAGCTGTCTTGCCGTTTCGATGAACTGCACGCTGCTCTCGCCTCGTTTGGATTTGTAGACCGACATGGTTCTCTCCCTTCCATCCCGCAGCACACAGGCTGCGGGGTTGCCTTTGATGCTGGATTAAAAGCAGAAGCCGAAGGCCACGCCAATCGCCGTGCCCGCGTAGCTGTAGTTGGCGCCGCCGATGCTGTTGACAAAGCAGAAACACGCGGAGTTGCTGCCATACGGAGAGCGCTCCCACCAGTCGTACGCGCTGCCGTTGAACTTCTTCACCTTGCTGTTGCCTGCCTTGTAGTAGTCATACTGCGTGCCCTCGCCGCTCTTGGAATAGCTGACGCTGCCGAAAATCTCGATCTCGCTCAGCAGAAACAGCTTGTCCGCCGTGGTGTTGATGGTGGCGCTCTGGCTGCCCGCCGAGGTCAGCTTGTTCACCTCCCGGATGCCGTTCTGTACCTCCGTCGGCATCAGCGCCAGAATGGCAGGCAGGTGTGTGCTTCGCATGGCGCAGCTCGTCCAGCCGCCGCTGTTGGTGTTGGAGCTGTTCATGTTCTTGGCCTCGCCGTAGCAGTCGTGCAGCTGGAAGGTCAGCGGTGCCTTCCCGCCGGATGCGTAGGTGTCGTGGTTCTTGCCGATGATGTCTACCTGATAGCTCGCGCCATTGATGGTCATCGTCTTGCTGTTGCCCACCACCCATGTGCTCGGCACGCTGCCCGAATGGCACGCCGCGATGATGGAAGCCCAGTCGTTGTCCGCGAAGTTGTCCTTCAGGAAGCTCACCGTCACCGCGCAGGTCTTGTTCGCCGGTGCGGTGTAGTTCGTTCCCGCCGCCACGCTGATGGTGATCGTCGCGCTGCCGTTGGCCTTGCCCGTTACCGTCACCGTGTTGCCCGATACGCTCACCGTGGCTGCCGCCGTGTTGCTGCTCGTGGCGCTGATTGCGCCGTCGCCGCTGCGCGTCACCGTGATGGTCTTGCTCTTCGTCGTGGTGTCCAGCGTCATGCTGGTGGGGGAAATGCCGAGGCTTCCCGCCGCCTTTCCGATACTCCAGCTCACGCTCTTCGCCGTCGTCGTGCCGTCGCTCCAGCGATAGTTGCTCTTCGGCGTGAAGGTCGCCGTGTAGCTTCCCGCGTTCGTGCCGGACGTCGTTCCGCCGATGGTCAGCTGTGTTGTGCTGTAGTTGTTCCATGCGGGGGACTGGCTGCCGCCGTTGTAGGTCAGGCTCCCGCTCTGGCTCGGCACTGCGGAGATCGTCTTCCGGTTCACCGTCACGCTGGTGGTGGCCGTCTTGGTCACGCTCCGCTCCGTGTAGCTCACCGTGATCGTCTGCGTGCCCACGGTATTAAGCGTCGCAGGGCTGCAGCTGTAGCCCGTCACATTGGCGGTCGCTCCGTCAGAGTAGGTGGCCTTCACCACCATGCCCGCGCTCTGGAAGCTGTCGCCATACTCATAGTCCTTCTTCGTCGGCTGCGCCGTGATCTCGATCTTCGTCAGCCGGTGGATGACCGTGATGGTCTGCTCCGCCGTCTTCGTCACGCCGCCCTCTGTGTAGCGGATGGTCACCTTCGTTGTGCCGTCCGCCAGCGGTGTGTTCGGCTCGTAGCTGTAGCCCGTGCATTTCAGCGTCGCGTCGTTGCTGTAGGTTGCTGTCACCACCATGCCCGCCGGGTCAAAGGTCTCGCCCTGCGTGTAGGTGGTCTTCGTTGGTGCCTTCGTGATGGCGATGCCGGTCAGCTTGATGCCGCCGCCTCCGCCGCCCACCATGTTGAATACCAAACTCATGCCGTTGCCTCCGTTCTCAGAATGTTCACGGTCAGATTGGCCGTGGGTGCTTCATTGCAGTGGAAGGTCATCTTTCCCGCCGTGGTCACATCGTCGGCGTAGATCACCGCCTCTGCGTAGCCTGCAAAGCTGTCTCCCGCAGGGCATACCGTGTAGGCGTACCCGCTCGTGACGAACTTGCTGTTGCTCACAGTCTGCGCGTTGCCGCTCCATCCCGCCGCCGTCAGTGTCACCGTGAAGGAAAGTGCCTTCCCGCTCTTGCCGTTCCAGCCCGTCCGCTCTGCCGCCGTGATGTGCGCGGTGGTGTTGCCCTCGTGATCGTCGAGGTTGCCCTGCACGGCTGCCGCAGCGCCCGCTGTCTCTTTCCCTGCAAGTGCGGTACGGATGTCGCTGTGCGCCGTACTGGAGCTGTTATGCGCCGATACCGCGCTTGCCGCCGTCCCCGTCGGGTCTGCGCCCGCCTGTGCCGCCGTCACCCGATGCGGGTTGTCCGTGTTGCCGGTGTGTGCGCCGAGGCTCGTTGCGTTGGCTTTCTTGTCCAGCTCCGTCTTCACGCCGCCGCTGGTCACGGGGTTCGTGCTGTTCGCCGTCGGGGCTGTGTCGAAGGTCAGCTTGTCCTGCTTGCCGTTCCACTTGGTGCGCTCCGCCGCTGTGATGTGCGCCGTGGTGTCGCCCTCGTGGGCGGCCGTCGCGGCCTCGGCGAGTTGAAGCGTCGTGTAGATAGTGGCGAGATGAAGATGGCATTGGCCTTGCATCCAGTTA